CTATTTAGCAAGTTCTTCTTCCATTTCTTCTTCGGTCATTAATCCGGCGTCAACCCATTCTTGATACTTTTCGGCTCTTAAACTTTCTTTAGTTTCTCCGTTTTGTAATCTTACGGATTCTTCGTATGCTTGAACAGAACCTTGTGGAACTTCGCTTTGTGGAATTACGCCATTTGCAATAGCGCTATTATATGCTTGTGTTTTTTGTTCTTCAGTATAATTACCGTAAATTACATTCTCTAATACAGATTGATCAGTTATATTTGACAAATTAATTATAGGTTGTTGAGTTGTATTTGTTGCATCATTTTGCGATTGGTTACTAGAATTGTTATAAGTTGAATCTCCACCCTGAGTTGATGATTGTTTTTCTTCAGTAGACTTTTCTTCTTTATTTTCTTTTTTATTCTCAACAGTCGATTTGCTAGGCTTTTTCTCGCTAGCTTTTTCAGTTTCGTCTTGGTTACCACATGCACTTAAAACTAAAGTACTTGCGAATAATACCGATAAAATTTTCTTCATATTTTAATCCCCTTAATCTATATTTTTTATTTCAAAAACTCTCAACGGTTTTCTTTATCGCTATAATACTCTTCATGCTCTTTATCAGTGATAGGCAATCCGTTTTTAATTCGATAAGACAGTTGCTCAGCTGTATATACCGGTACCTTTACATATTCATCAGAATGCCTAGGTTCGAATTCTCCATACATTTCTTCAGTCATATTAAATTCCTCCTTTCTATAAAACTACTTTTCCAAACACTTTCATATCATGATGTGACTGTACAATAATATCTTCGTATTTAGGATTAAGCGATACTAATCTAATTACATCATCATAAATATCAACTCGCTTGATATATCCAGCACCATCAACGATAACTAATGCGATAGTGCCGTCTGATACAGTATCTGTCTTTTTAATAAAAGCACATGAACCATCACGTATCATAGGCTCCATAGAATCACCATTAACTAACACGCAGTAATCGGCGCCTTTTGGTACTTTGTCAGCTTCAAATTCAACTTCTTCTTCATATATATCGTCAAATAACTCTTCTCCCACTACACCTGCAGCACTAGCGTGAATACGTTTAAGTTTGGTCATATGAACTATATTATTTACTTCGTCATTCTGTTCCTCTAATTGACCATGAGCATAGTTGAGGACGTTTTGTTGGCGAGGAGGTGTGAGTTTGATTAGTGTTGTAATTGATTCGGTAATTACTGAATCGTTTAAATCCATTATATTTTCAGGTTTGATATTCAAACCTTTACAAATTTTTATAATATTTTCTACTTTGGCGTTAAATACACCTCGTTCCAAAATAGAACGAACTGTTGTATAAGCTAACCCTATATCTTCTGAAAAAGCTTTTACTGAACCGGATTTCATTTCCATTAAATGTTTTAAATGCTTTTCTTTATCCATTTTGGTTACCTCATTTCTAAAATATATTTATATAATAACATGCGAAAAATCGTATATCAAGAGAAAGAAAATAAAAAAATACGAAAATTAGTATTGACTTGATACGAAAATTCGTATATAGTGTACTTGAGCACTTCAGCAGTGCTAATTTTTAAAATCTAAAATACGAAAATTCGTATAATTGGAGGAGGTACTATGTTGACCAATTTAGAAAAGGTCAGAAAACAGAATAAAGTATCTCTGGTAGATATCGCAGATTTATTGGAAGTTCGATATCAAACAGTATCAGATAAAATTAACGGTATTTCAGATTTCAAATTCGGAGAAGCGTTACTTATTAAAAATACTTTCTTTCCAGAGTATGAAATTGAATATCTGTTTTCAAGAGGAGAAGAAAAACAAAAACAACCAACTTAAGGAGGATAAAACAATGCAAGAATTACAAACATTCAATTTCGAAGAATTACCAGTAAGGACATTAACGGTAGACGATGAACCGTATTTTGTAGGTAAAGATGTAGCTGAGATTTTGGGATACAAAGATGTTTCGAGCACGGTTTCGAAAAATGTGGATTTAGAAGATAAAACCACATTGCTAATTCAGCAAGATGGTTCTAATTACAAATCTCGAACAACAGTAATTAACGAATCAGGATTGTACAGTTTAATATTTGCAGCAGCGCAACAAAGTGCTAATCCAGTAATTAAAGAGACGGCTAGAAAATTCAAACGGTTTGTTACATCTGAAGTTCTTCCTTCAATCAGACGTACAGGAACATATTCAGTTAACCCAACTATACAGGAGTTAGCTAATAATCCAGAGTTAGTCAAAATGTTGGTTGAACAAATTGCAAGACTAAACGATTCGACAAGTAATCAAAGTGAAGATTTAGCTTACTTGAAACGAGCTGTAACAGGAGAGTACGTGACACCACAAGACATCGTTGCTATTCAATATGCAATTACAAATAAAGCTGAGAAATTTGTAGAAGGTTTAGGTGTTCAACTTTCACTTGAAGATGTGTTGGCTGGCGATATTTACGAGATGGCGAGAGAGAACAAGCGTCAGGAACAACAAAAGAACTATCACATTGGTAAAGTTAAAAGCCGATTACTTGTACTAACTAAAAAGCACTTAGGCATGAAAGGCAACGCACCTAATAACCACATCAAACGAAAAGATGTAGATTTGGCAATTCAATTTATTAAAGATGTTAGACCATCGGCAATTGAAATATAGGAGGATAACTAATGACACCAAAACAAAAAGAAAAGTTAAACAATATTGTATTAACACTCCACACAGTTAAAGAAGACAAAAGCCAAACATATACACATAAAGATACTCTTGCTGTGACGTATGCAGGAGAGATTGAACACACTTACGAAGTCGACAGAGAGCAACACCTTGAATCAATGATCGAGTGGGCTATTGACCAAATCGAACAACACTTTGATTTAGATGAAGAAGAATAACCCACAATCGAACAACCAAATTAAGGAGGACAAACAATGCAAGAGGAAAACAAAAAACCTCAAACTACTCATGGCAGTGAGCAGAATGAGGCGTTCACTAAAGATGGAATTAAAGCTGACAAATTAAAAGCTGGTCTTTACTTTAAACGAGAAAAAGACGGAACTACTTCCGTTTATGGCGTAGGCGGAGATGGTGTGCCTCATATTTTATTGGATTCGAGGCAGTAAATTCCCGTTAGGTAAAGGGTCTAAAGCCCAATTAGTTTTGATGATGTATTTTTCAGAGTTTTCAATCCAGATAACCTTGAAGCCATTTTTATAATCAGTTTTGAAAATTCTTAGAAACGGATTTTCATCATCTACTAACAATTCCGTCTCAGATTCTTGCCAAAATTTATCATCATCGACCCAAGGTGTTTCGATGTGAAAATCACCTTTAAAAGTGCTCTTCTCAATAACGTGTTCAAAAGGATAATTCTTAGTTTCATATTTATTTTGCATAACTAACACCCCCAATCCAACGCAGTAGCGTTAGATACATTATACACGAAAGGCTTACTTATATGACTGTATTACTAATCGCATTAAACATTATTGCAATGATCACATGTGTGACGCTGCAATACAAAAATAGATATTAGTAGGTTAAACATGAAACCACAATATTTAACAATAAAACACATTATGCAAATTGCTGGCGTATCAAAAAGCAAAGCCACATCTATTGTTAGAGAATTAAACAAAGAGTTAGAAAAAGAGGGTTACATCACTATATCTGGCAAAGTGCCGATTCAATTAGTACGAGAAAAAATGCCTTACTGGGATTTATCAGATGAAGTAGTGGAGGGATTACATGCGGGATAAATTAATGTCACTAATTATTGCTTTAATAACAAGTTTTGTACTTACTACACCTTTTGCATTTGAAGCATACGTCACTACAACAGTATTTGTAGCAATCACTACTGTAATAACAACTTACTACACTGCTAAATATGTAATCAACGCATTAAAAAAGACTGAATGCTAGTAGCAGCTAGCAAACAGTCGGGAGTCGGAGTTTTTACACAATATTCCGATTCCATTCTACCAAAAATGGAGGAAAACGCAAATGTATTACGAAATCGGACAAGAATTTTCTAAAACAATCACGATAGATGGATTCAAATTTTATATGTACGTAGCTAAAACAGAATTCGGTGTCGATGTAACGATTCAGGATCGTGATGACAATACAATAAGTGAAATCACAATAAATGACGTATCTGGTATGGAAAGCGCTACTGACCTTTTAATGAATGATGCGCGTGCATGGATTGACGAAAATGTTGATGAACATGACCACATTATGAATCAACTGTTAGGAGGGATTCGATGAGCAACTTATTCCAATTATCAACAAGTTATCAACAAGTACTTGATTTAATCGAACAAGGCATGAACCCTGATGATTTAAAAGACACATTAGATTCAATCGAAGTCGAATTGAATGTAAAGGTCGATAATATAATTGGGCTTAAGCGCAGCGTGGACGCTGATGTAGATGCCATCGACAAAGAAATTAAGCGCCTGCAAGGACTTAAACAACAGAAACAAAACTTCTCTGACAGACTAAAAAACTACCTACAAGACATGTTAGATGTACAAGGATTACAGAAGTTCAGAACCCCCACAAACTATATTTACAAGCGCAAGAATGCACCTAGCGTATACGTAACTAATGAAAAGGTGATTGATAGTGATTACTGGATATCACAAGCGCCGAAATTGAATAAAAAACAAATAAAAGAAGATATTAAAGCAGGCCTCACAGTAGAGGGTGCAGAACTTCGTGAAAGTGAAAGTTTGGTGATTAAGTAATGAACAAATCTGAATCAGTTGTTGAAATCAACAAAGCTATGGTTGCTTTTCGAAAAGAAGTTAAACAGCCACTCAAAGATAAAAATAATCCTTTCTTCAAATCGAAATATGTACCGCTTGAAAACGTCGTAGAGGCTATTGACGAGGCTGCAACACCTCACGGCTTGTCTTATACACAATGGGCATTAAACGACGGTGAGGGGCGTGTAGGAGTGGCTACAATGCTAATGCATGAAAGTGGCGAATACATCGAGTACGACCCCGTTTTTATGAATGCAGAGAAGAACACGCCACAAGGTGCTGGGTCATTAATCAGTTACCTCAAACGCTACTCATTATCCGCAATTTTCGGAATCACAAGTGATCAAGACGATGACGGTAATGCAGCAAGTGGAAAGCAAAGTAAATCAGAGCCTAAAGCAAGTAGTAAGACTGTAGGTGCATTAAAGCAAGAAGTGCTTAACTTTGTAGAACTAATGAAGTCACTAAATAAAGATGTAACACAACAACAAGCAGAAAAGACATTTGGCATTCAAAACTACACTGCTATGACTGAACAACAAGCAGTAAACAAAATCAACAAAATTCAAACTATGGCAAAAAAATACAAGGAGAATGAATAATGGCGAATTCAGTTATTTTAACAGGACGAATCACGAAAGACTTAGAACTTAAAACAGCAGGACAAACACAAGTTACAAACTTTTCTATAGCAGTAGACAACCCATTTAAAAAGGACGATGCATCATTTTTTGACATCGTGGCTTTTGGCAAGACAGCAGAGTTACTCAACAACTACTGTGGTAAAGGTAGCAAGATTTTAATCGAAGGCAACCTAAAACAAGACCGATTCCAAGATAAACAAGGCAATAACCGTTCTGCAGTGCGTGTTATTGCTAACCGAGTTGAGTTTTTAGATAGCAAAGGACAATCCAACAACCATCCTAAACAACAACAAGGGCAAGCGCAAGACAATCCATTTGAAAATAGTGATGATGAGTTTTCAGACCTGCCGTTCTGATTGGATGTGATTAAATGCCTTTAATCAAAAGTTACATCACTCAAAACAATGGCATTACAACAGCGGTTGTTGAGGGTGTAGAGCTTAACGACAAAGATTCGTTGTTATTAGATAACGGACTAGAAGTTGAAGTCGAAGTTATTCCAGTTGATCCATACACAATCACAGATAAACAACGACGAAAAATCTTCGCTTTATGTAACGACATCGAGCAACACACGGGGCAACCACGAGAATACATGCGCTCAATGTTTATGGATTACGTGGCGTTTGTTGAGGGGTACGACAGTTTATCCCTCTCGAATTGCACACGTACACAAGCAAATCAAGTAATAGAAGTGATATTGGATTGGGTGTTTCACAACGATATACCACTCAATTACAAGACAAGTGACTTACTTAAACAAGACAAATCATTCCTATACTGGTCAACGGTCAACCGCAATTGTGTTATCTGCGGGAAACCTCATTCAGATTTAGCGCATAGGTATGCAGTAGGACGTGGGCGTGACAGAACTAAGATTAATCACTATGGCAATCAAGTATTAGCGTTATGCCGCGAACATCACACAGAGCAACATAACATTGGAATGGATAGCTTTATCGACAAATACCACTTGCACAACAGCTGGGTCGATGTAGATGAGCGACTTAATAAAATGTTGAAAGGAGAATACCAATGACTGAACAACCGAGTTACTATTCAATCATTACAGCAAACGTAAGATATGACAACCGACTTACAGACAGTGAAAAGTTGTTATTCGCAGAAATCACATCATTAAGTAATAAGTATGGATACTGTACAGCCAGCAACGGTTACTTTGCGAAGTTGTATGACGTAGTAAAAGAAACTATATTCCGAAGAATATCTAAACTTGTTAAATTTCGTTATTTACACATCGAAATCATTAGAGAAGGTAATGAAATTAAACAAAGAAAAATGTACCCATTGACGCAATCATCAGTACCTATTGACGCAAAAATCAATACCCCTATTGATAATTCTGTCAATACCCCTATTGACGCAAATGTCAAAGAGAATAATACAAGGTTTAATAATACAAGTATTAATAGAGACAGAGACGAGACATCTGAATTATTCCAATTAATTAGTAAAGAATTAGAAATGATACAAAGTCCTTTAAAAGTACAACAATTAGAACAATGCATTGAGTCATTTAATACAAATAAATCAGAGATAGTACAAGTTGCTATTGATTACTGTAAACAGAACAATAAAGGCATTAACTACCTTATTAAAGTTTTAGAGAATTGGAACAAAGAGGGTGTTTCTTCAAAAGAAGAAGCAGAGAAAAAGGTTAAGCCTAAAAAACAATCATCAAGATCTGCATTAGATGAAATAGCAGAGGAGTTAGGAGTTGGCTTCTGATGATGAGTAAACAAGAAGCGTTAACTATTTTAAGGTTAATTGATAATGCTTATACCATGAACTTCACAAAAGAAGCAGTGGAAACGTGGATAGATATCATTTCTGAAAAAGGAGATTATGAACCCACATTACGTAAGACTAAAAACTACATTGCTAATAATGGATACAAACCAAAAGTGGCTGACATTCTAGCGTATAAACCTAAAGAGTTTAATTATACGCAAGTGCCAGAGGAACAAACAAAAGAGTATTTGCTTAAAAACGACCCTGAATATCAAAAGGGTTTAGAAGAAGCAAGGCAACGTTGGCAACGCATGAGGGAGGAGTTAGGTTTTGACAAGAATTGACAGACTTGAAACAGAAAAAAGCCTAGTATCCAACCTAATGCGTAACCCTCAATTGATAAGCAAACTAAAGTTGACGCCTGAAATGTTCGAGAATGAGCATACACGAAAGTTTATTGAGTATGTGCTCGATGTTGGTAAGGTTGACGTCAACGAAATTTATTACAAGTGTCGTAATGACAAAGAGTTCATACCTACTAAAGTGTTGTCTGAAATCTACAACTTTGACATTGCTGAAGTGTCTTACTTCATGAATGATCAACTCAATTTATTAAATGAGTACGTAGTAAATGAATCTGTAAACAAAGTGAATGAGTACCTACAACAACCAGATGAACAGAATTTAAAAGTGTTAACAGACGAGATAAACGCATTGCAAGAATTGAGTATCGAAAAAGCTAACCCTACCGATACATTTTTAGAAGAAATCATGACGAATATATTAAGCGATGAGCCTAGAGAGTTTATCAAGACGAAGTACAACAACATTGATAATAAAATACTAGGATTTGAGAAGTCGCAACTGAATATATTAGCGGGGCGTCCTTCGACAGGTAAAACAGCATTCGCGTTAAATATCATGTGGCGAATTGCTCAACAAGGTTATCCGACTTCTTTCTTCAGTTTAGAAACTGGTGGGACGAACATAGGAGAGCGTTTGATATCGATGATTACTAACATTCCACTAACTAAGATTAAGCAATCACAAGGATTATCTTTAGACGAAACAAATCATATCATGGACGCTATTAATCAAATTAAGCAGCTACCCCACTTATCTATACATGATGGTGCAGTTATTACCCCTAGAGACATTAGAGAGCAGGCAATGCAAGAAAGTGATAAACCACACGTTATATTTATTGACTACTTAACACTTATGAAGTCTGATGTGCCGATGAAAGAAAGACGGTTAGAAGTTGAAAAGATTAGCCGTGATCTAAAAATAATCGCTAAAGAGACAGGGTGCGTTATTATAGCGCTTGCTCAATTAAGTCGTGGGGTTGAGTCTCGACAAGATAAACGTCCGATGATGAGCGATTTAAGAGAAACTGGCGGTATTGAACAAGATGCACACTTTATCTTTATGCTATACCGAGATGATTACTATGATAAAGATTTAGTAGATAACGAGACTGGAAAATCAGATATTGAAGTGAATGTTGTAAAAAATAAAGACGGCGAAACAGGTGTGATACAGATGGAATTCTATAAAAAGAGTCAGAGGTTCTACTGATGACAATTGGAGAAATGCAAGACTTTTTAGGAGACCTTTACAGAGACACATATAAAGGCGATACACTCATTCAAATAAATTTGGTGCAAATGGGCTGGGCAATAGAAAGATTGCTTGCTAGAGGGCAAATTACGTTGTTTGACGACTATGACAAAGTAAGTCACATCATCTTTGATGAAATTGACTTTACGCAAAGGAGCAGACATGAAAGAAACTAGAATCGAAGTGTTTTATTTAGAAAATGATAGAAACCTAGGCAACCCAAAAGGGTCATCAAGACCTAGATTTAGTGGTGGTGGGCATACTTACATGCCTGCACCCTATGTTAAACACAAAAAGTTTGTAGCTAATCAATTACCAAACTTGATGATAGATAAGCCTATAAGACTGACGGTTGAGTTTTACTTCAAACCTAGCAAGTCGTGGCCGAAGTATAAAAAAGAGGCATGCATTGGACAACCGCACACTATAAAACCTGACATAGACAATTTACTAAAAACGATATTAGACGCTGGCAACAATCTATTGTGGGTCGACGACACAATAATTTATGAAATCAGAACATTCAAAAAATATTCAGAAACTGCACGAACAGTATTAGTAATTAATGAATTAGAGGGGGATTAACATGCATACAGTATTAGCATTACATCGTAACGGAGAGAAACCGACGCAATCGTCTGAAGATAAATTCGACAAGTATCAAATGGAAATGGCGTATCAGAGATACAAAGCTAAGAAGAAAGAAAAGCCGTGGCTTGATACGGTACCTCAGTCAGTTCCAGCAAGCAGAGCGTTCTACAGCTCATGTGAATTTGCAGGAGTTCCAGTCAAACAAAAACCAATTAAACATTATCCTTCTAAACCGAAAGAAAAGAAATTACCAAAAATTCCTGGTGATCATTCGCGTGAATTCATTATTAATGGTTATGTGGTATCAGTCAGACAACTGGCAAAACTACTAAACATGCGCTATGAAGTTGTAAATAGCAGGTTGCGCAACGGTGCAACTCCTGAAGAATTAATGGAGAAAAAGGGTGTGAAGTTATGAAGGTAAAAATACATGAATTAGACGAGAACGACAAAGTCTCTTTCTATGTGGACAGCCAACGTTATGAAGGCAAAGTCACTGAACTTAAGTACAACTTCAAAGGCAAAGAGAACGCTGAAATCGAATTAGAAAATGGGTTTTATTATTACCTTACAGATGACGATGATTGGGAGGCTATTTATGACTAATAAAGATATGGTTAACCAACCACCACATTATCAATTCGGTAAATTTAGTGCAAATGTGATTATTGAACTAGTTGGCAAGACGTATAAATCGGCGTCAGTTTTTTACCACGTAGGTAACGCACTGAAATACTTAATGAGAGCGCCTAGAAAGAATGGTTTAGAAGATTTGAAGAAAGCTAAGCAAAGCGTTGAATTTGCTATCGATTGTTGGGAGGTTAAGTGATGAACACATTCCACTTATACAATGCAGCCGAAGAAAAAGTGATGATCGTACGTGAAACTTTCGGGGGTTACGTCATGATTGGATTGCCGAAAGGACAGTATAGCCATATTGACGGCTACTATCCCGCTAAGGAATTCAACGACTTTAAAGATAGACACAATCTGATGTATGTGGAGGAGTTAGGCAGTCAGATTAGCATATTTGATATGTAGGGAGGACGAGTAGATGGCATATGATGTGGATTTTTGGTACCAATCAAAAAATGCTTGTCAAATAACTACGACATTCACTCCATTTTCTGACGATAAAGAAGAAAGTATTTATATGGATAACGAAGATTTCTTTGCGATGGTAGACCGATTTAGTGATACTGCATTGATGTATGAAGCGTGGCGAATATTAAGAAGTCAGTTAGAAGGAGAAAGTAAACAAAAAATGCTAGAACTCGAAAATGATTTAGGAATTGATGTTGATAAGGAATTAAAAAACATATATGAGAGATCAATGGAATGAGGAGGACGAGTAGATGGAAAAATTAATTAATTTAGTAGAACAATGGAGTATTGATAAAGGACTACACAAAGCAGACCCTAACCGTCAGGCACTAAAGGTGTGGGAGGAATCAGGAGAAATTGCGTCAGCACTCTCACGTGGCAATAAAGAATTGCTTAAAGACGGTATCGGCGACACAGTGGTCACATTGATTATTTTGGCGCAACAACACGGGTGGACGTTAGAGGAGTGTTTACAGTATGCATACGACGAAATCAAAGGACGTACAGGGAAGACAATCAACGGAACATTCATCAAATCAGAAGACTTGTAGTAAAGACATACTAACTAAAGTTAAAGAGGTGCTACAACGTGATTAAACGATTTAAATATGTGAGTGACAAGCAATTATTTAAATTAGCAGACCAATACGAAAAAGGTGGCACCTCTAATTTAATATACGTACATGAATTTGACGATGGCACTGTAGAGACGCTAGAAGTGTTTATGGCAGATAGTCATACCGAATACTTTGAATCGGTTGATGAGATGTACGAATGTTTTGCAGATAGTAAGCCATTTGTTAAAGATGTATTGGACGGTAGGCAAGCGACGCTATTTTAAAGGAGTGATCAAATGAAATATTTAAGAGTGGTATTGCACACGTTGGTAACAATCTTGATTTACGAGGGTGCTAAGAAATTGATGAATGATGCGTTGGAGGATAAATGATGTATATACTTATAACACTATTATCACTGTTATCAATCGCATTACTCATTCACAATACGATATTAAAGAAACGTAATGAAATACTTAATTATGCAGTAAGTGTTCTAGCTGGTCACGTGTTTGATGAGAGCGGAGAAGAATACGTTAAGAAGTTGAAGAAGTAGGAGGCATTAAATGTACACACCATCTGAAGTTAAACAATTAATAATGGATTACAATTGGATGCGGAGACTTATTGACCATCAAGTGTATGAATACGATAGTACATCAGTAGCACAGTATGGCATTGAATCAGCTATGCCGAAAGCACAGGGCGGAACTGGAGATAAAGTATTAGTACGTGTGATACGTAATGATAAGGATAGACGTAAAACGCAAGACTTGATTGATAAGGTATCGTTCATTGATGAGCATGAGCATCTTATTACTAACGATAAGAACTATCACATCTTGCAATTACTTAAACAAGGTGAGAGTATTACAGCAATAGAAGTGCTGATGAAAGCTAGTCGTAAGAATGTGTACAATCGAATTAATCAAATTGTGGATGAATATATGAAAGCGCAAGGGTAACACATTACACAGATTACACACTTTACACACTGTTAGATTTATCCATTTATATTTATTATAATTACCTTAGGTTAATACTATATATACTTTAAGTCACTGGCACTCGAGTTATCTCGGGTGCTCTTTTGTTTGCTTGATATAAGCAGAGAGGATAGGTGGTTCGATGTTAAGTAATACATCATATCGATGAGTAAGTATAGTGATTACATTGATAAGCGTAATGAGCATCGTAAGTTCTATATGAGGGCTAAATGGCGTAAAACACGTGAACAAGTATTAAGAAGAGATCATTACGAATGTTTGCAATGTAAAGCAGAAGGAAAGCTTACGATTAATCAGCAGCAATCATTGGAAGTGGACCATCTTTTAGAGTTAGATACACATCCTGAACTTGCTTATGATATGGATAATTTACAAACATTATGTAAGTATCATCACAATAAGAAGCATGGTCGGTTTGAACACAATCCAAGTAATAAAAAAAACATATATGATGATGAACAGTGGTGATAAGAAAAAGTTATCGCAAAAAGTGTTGTTTTAGGATAGAGAAAACGAGCTATACCCCCCGGTTTTAAGAATCCTACACCTAAAGTATTTGGTGGAAACCGGCGCTTGGCTCAATTCCGCAACTATAAGTTAAATTTATATATGTAAGGAGGTAGATAAAATGGAAAATGTAACTGAATTAAACAGTGAACAAGTAGAAACCATAGATAAGACAAGGGATTGGCTTATGCAACAGGTTGATTTAGATAACCTTGTGGAAGTTGAAAAGGTTGATAGATACTGCAACCTACTAAAAATATTTTACTATCTTGATAATGACGTTTACGCTCGTGGCCCTGTTATCGAAGTCGGCAACGGAAAACAAGGATTTATTAAACCGAATCCCGCACTTGCTGAGAAAAATAAGATTAACGGTTCTCTTCTAGCCATCGAAAAGTCGTTTCAACTTGATAAAAAAGCTGAACAACGCCGATTAGAAGAAGCACAGAAAGGACCTGACCTCACATGATGGTGCCTAAATATGTAACGGATTATATTGATAAAATCAAAGACGGCACCATAACAGTTAATAGAGAACGTCATAAGTTGATTGGATTTTTGGAAAACAATATATTAAACCGTGATGATCTATATTTCGATACACAAAAAATCGAGGACTATATCAAGTTTAGTGAAAAGTGGTTTTTCGAATTACAAGACTTCCAAAAGTTTATTTCATGTTTTGTATTTTTGTACGAAGAAAAAACGCTATCACCATATTATTCAGAATTCTTCATTTCTATGGCACGTGGTGGCGGTAAGAATGGTTACATAAGTACATTAGCAGCATTCTTTATGACACCACTGCATGGTATTCCTAAATACAATATGTCGGTTGTAGCCAATAGCGAAAAACAAGCATTGGTCAGTTTTCGTGAGATTTATGAAATGATTGAAAGTAATAATCTCTATGTCACATCTGAACGTCCTAATAATCCTTTTTATTTAAGTAAGGTATATGTGGAAGGGTTGTCAACAAAATCACAATTCCTTTTTGATACTTCGAATGAAAAAACGAAAGATGGTGCACGTGAAGGTTGTATTTTCTTTGATGAAATACATGCATACGAAAAAGATACTATTATAAACATCAAGCGAAGTGGATTAGGAAAAGTTGTACATCCGCGTACTTTTTATATCGGAACTGATGGTTATGTTAGGGAGGGATTTTTAGATCGATTGAAAGAGCGTGCAGATAATATACTTAATGGCGACTCTGACGAAGATAGATTATTCCCATTTATTTGTAAGATTGATGAACGTGAAGAAATTGATAATCCGGATATGTGGGAGAAAGCGAACCCGATGTTTGAAAAGCCAATGAGTGAGTATGGCCAACAGTTGTTCAAAGAGGTTAAACAACAATATTTAACACTTAAATTCAATCCTTCCGGACGACCTGAATTTATGACTAAAAGAATGAACATGCCTGAGACTGATTCGCAAAGTGTTGTTGCGCCATGGGAAGATGTTATCGCAACAAATCGTGCTATACCTCCTCTAGAAAATGAAGAATGTATCGGTGGACTTGATTATGCAAGTTTAAAAGACTTTGCTGCAGTAGGTTTGTTATTCCGCAATGGAGATGACTACATTTGGAAAACACATTCTTTTGCACGTAAAGCATTCTTGGATGAATACCAATTGAAACCACCTATTCATGAGTGGGAAAAACAAGGTTTATTAACGATTGTAGATGAACCGACGATTAGTCCACAGCACATTATTGATTGGTTTTTAGAAGCACAACAAAATTACGGATTAAAGAAAGTGATTGCTGATAACTTCCGCATGGATTTATTACGTCCAATGTTTGAGGAAAACGGTATAGAATACGAAGTTGTAAAAAATACACGTGCTATTCAATCGTTACTAGCCCCTCGCGTGGAAGATATGTTTGCCCAACAAAATATTATCTTTGGCGACAATCCACTAATGCGTTGGTATACAGGTAATGTTGTAGTCAAAATTGATAAACATGGCAACAAAACCTATGAAAAGAAAGAGCCTATCAGACGTAAAACAGATGGGTTCCAGGCGCTCATCCACGCATTGTATCGCGCTGATGAATTGAAATCATCAAATTTATCCGATGAAATAGACTTCTTACGAGGATTAAGCTTTTAGAGAAGGGAGGTAATGACTATCGGTTTTTTAGATAACATATTTAAACGTAATTCTGAATTGCAGTGGATGTATGACTGGGATTTATTGCAAGATACAAGTTCAAAGGCTTATTTAAAGCAAATATCTTTAAATACTGTTGTTGAATTTGTAGCACGAACCATATCACAAAGCGAATTCAGAGTTATGACAGGTAATAAAAAAGAAAAGAATGATCTATATTATTTACTAAACGTTCAACCAAATAAAAATCAAAATGCTACTGATTTTTGGCAAAAGTTTATTTATAAATTAATCATGGATAACGAAGTGCTTGTTGTTAAGAATGACGACGGGTACTTTTTTATTGCTGATGATTATGTGTATGAAGATGAATTAGGGTTATTACCACACAGATTTACAAATGTTATGGTTAACGATTTTGAATTTCAGCGCATTTTTACCATGGACGATGTCATTTATTTAAAATACAACAACGAAAAGCTTGATACATTTTCAATGGGATTATTTGAAGATTATGGAGAAATCTTTGGGCGAATGATTAATTTGCAACTCATGAACAATCAAGTTAGAGGCATTCTCAATATCGACTCAACACAAATCAAAAGTGAAAATAAACAAGCTGCGGTTCAAGAGTATCTCAATAAAATATTCGACACATTTAGCACAAACAGTATAGCAGTAGTCCCTCTGTTTAAAGGTATGGACTATGAAGAACATTCAAGTAAAGGCGCATCACAATCGACACAAACTTTTGCAGAATTAGAAGAATTAAAACGTACTATTTTAACAGATATTGCAAGAATGATTGGTGTCCCTCCCTCACTGATTTTAGGAGAGATGGCCGATTTAGAAAAAACGATTGAGTCTTATTTGAAGTTCTGTATTAATCCTTTGTTAAGAAAAATAGAGGCTGAATTAAACTCAAAATTTTTCTACAAAGATGATTATTTAGAGAAAGATATGCATATACGAGTTGTCGGTATCGATAAACGAGATCCATTACAATTGTCTGAAGCGATAGATAAATTAGTAAGCTCTGGTACATTTACTCGTAATCAAGTCCGTATTATGACGGGCGAAGAACCAGCCGACGACCCTGAACTTGATAATTTTATTATCACTAAAAATCTTCAAACACAAGAAGCGTTTAAAGGAGGTGATAATAATGCAGAAGATAATTCCACAGTTTAAAAATGAGATTAAAAATAACACTCATATCCTAACTTTAAACGGTGTGGTAGCCTCTGATGAATTCGATAACACGATTTCATCTAAATTTGTTGAAAGTTCTTTGGATGGGACGGATAAAGATATTGTGATTAAGTTGGCTAGTGCTGGTGGCGACGCATTTGAAGGGATTAATATTTATAACTATCTTAAAAGTTTAAAGAATAATGTCACAATTGAAATTACTTCAATTGCAGCAAGTGCAGCGTCGTTAATTGCGATGGCTGCAGATAAAATTGTCATGCATAATGGTGCAAATATGATGATTCATGAAGCGTCAACAATGGCATTTGGAAATAAATCTGACATCCAAAAAACACTCAATGCTTTAGAAAGTGTAGATACTTCTATTGTCGATATCTATCACGAGCGTACAGGCATTGATAAAGAAGAATTGGCAACAATGATGGCAAATGAAACATGGTTAACTGCTGATGAAGCCGTCAACAAAAGATTTGCAGATGAAAAAATGAAGAAGAAGGAGGTTGAAAATATGGATAAACAACAATTAGTTGCGAGCTTGCAAAAACAACAGAAGTTATTAGCACAAATGATTGAAAATGTTGGGGAGGATAATCCGCCTCAAGAGCCAAACAGTAATGACACGTTAGATCAACGTGTTGCAAAAGTTGAAAACGACATCAAAAATATTAAATCTCGATTAGATGATTTAGAAGGAAACAAAGGCGGTAACGATAACCAACCGCCACAACAACCACAAAATAAATTTAATAAGTTTGCATTCTAGCCTTTTGTGAGTAACGGAAGGCTATTTTTTATACAAAATTTTAAGGAGGAAAAAATAATGTCAGACATGAAACAAACAAATACAAAATTAAAGAATTATCAAGAACACAAGCAACATTTTGCGAATTTAGTCAATAAGGGAGCATCTGAGGAAGAGCAATCGAAAGCTTTCGGACAAATGTTCGATGCACTTTCTAATGATTTACGTGACGAAATTACAGCCGAGGTACACAACCGAGTGGTTGATAATGGTATTTTAGCTAAACGTTCACAAGACCCTCTTACATCTGAAGAACGTAAATTCTTCAACGAGATCAATACGAACGTAGGTTATAAAGAAGAAAAATTATTACCAGAAACAGTAATTGAACGTGTATTTGAGCACTTACAAAATGAACATCCATTACTTTCAAAAATTAATTTCCAAAATGCTGGTATCCGTACACGTATTATTAAGGCAGACCCTAAAGGTCAAGCGGTATGGGGCAAAGTATTTGGTGAGATTAAAGGCCAATTAGATGCTGCATTCAAAGAAGAAGAATTCTCTCAATTCAAATTAACTTGCTTCGTTGTTGTCCCTGATGACTTAACAATCTTTGGCCCTAACTGGATTGAACGTTTTGTACGTACGCAAATTCAAGAAGCAATTGCAGTAGGTTTAGAGTCAGCTGTCATTAATGGTGGTGGAGCGTCACAATTACAACCTGTTGGTTTAACTAAAGATATTAACGCTGATACAGGCGCTGTAACTGATAAAACATCTAAAGGTGCATTAACATTCAAAGATGCAACAACTACAGTTCAAGAACTTAAAAACATGTTAAAAGACCTTTCTACAGACGCAGATAATAAGCCGCTTAAAATTGATGGTAAAGTCGTATTAGTGGTTAATCCACAAGACGCTTGGGATATTCAAGCACAATACACTTACTTAACTGCTAATGGTGGATTTGTAACTGTTTTACCTTACAACGTTCAAGTTGTATCATCAGAATTTGTTCAAAAAGGTAAGCTTGTTGCATTTGTATCTGACCGTTACGATGCTGTGCGTGGAGGTAGTTTGATTATTAAAAAATTCGACCAAACGTTAGCATTAGAAGATTGTATCTTATACACAGCTAAAACATTCGCTTACGGTCAACCAGCAGACAATAAAGCATCAGCTGTTTATGATTTAAATATTACAACTGGAGAGACATCAAACGAAGTCCCATCAGTATAAATGAGGTGATGTAAATGCTAGACATCACAGATGATTTATTGAAGGAGTTTAAAGCGTACGCTAAGATTTCTCACAATACAGAAGATGATTATTTAAAGAATTTATTGGAGAAATCATATAGCAACTTAGTATCACGCTTTGGCGCCTTTGATATTTATTCAAATCTTGAAGGGCAAGATTTAGTTTTTGCTCGCACACGTTATGCGTATGAAGATCTAACTGAATACTTTAATGATAATTATCGTGACGATTTAATAGCCTTCGGTTTATCTAATGTGGTTGGAGGCGATAACATTGAAAACACCCTTTAAAAAGCCGTTTATTACAACCAAAAAGTTAAATACTAAAGTAGTTTTTTACGAATATGTTGCACGTACTGGTCCTGAGGCGGGCACTAAACGTAAAAAAGAATTATATACGTGTTGGGCTTATGTGCCTCAGTGGAAAATGACTGAACTTCAGAATGCGATTGCTAATGGTACTGAGCATGATGTCAAAATATTCATTCGTGAAACACATGGGCAATATATTCCATCGGAAAAGCACTACGTTTCTATCGATTCACCTTATATTACTAAAGATTTAAATATTAAATTAGTCCAACCTGATGTGGAAAATGAGCGGTTTCTAATGTTACTCGCGGGGGTTGTATCATCTTGAGTTTAAAAATACAAAGAACAGGCGTCTTTTTTGATGAAAAAGCTATCATGGAAGAGTTGGACAAACGCTTTAGTAAACGGAAAATGATTCAAATTTATGATAAAGCTTTAATTGCAGCAGGTAACGAAGTTTTAAAAGCAGTAAAAGCAAACATCAGATACTTCAGAGACACAGGTGCAGAGTACGGCGAGGCTAAACTTTCAAAACCAGAATGGGAGAAAGGTTTAAGGTCCGTTCGTGTGTATTGGGAAGGACCACAACATCGTTATTCAGTTGTACATTTAAATGAAAAAGGATTTTACGCTAGAAACGGTAAATTTATTCGCCCTAAAGGTATGGGGGCTATTGATAATGCAATACGTTCGTCGCGACAAACATTTTATAAGGTTGTAGAACAGGAGGTCAGTAAATTGTTATGATTGATATTTTAGAGAAAGTTTACAACGTGTTGATCAATGATGAGTCATTGATGGGGTTAGTAGACTTAAATAATATAAAATTTAATGATTACCCTGACGTCCAAGACATCACGCAACCTTATATTGTACTTGACGATTTTGACGACCCTGTACCGGAAGAACATGTTGACGGCGAACGTATCGCGTATAATTACATTCTTCAAATCGATGTGTTTGTCACGTATTCAGATGAATACAATGCACGTAAACGGCGTAATGAAATATCTCAACGCATTAGTGATTTACTGTGGGAGAAATTGAATATGGGACAAGTGACCAACTTAGGTAATGAATATGATAAAGATTTTAGCCTGTATCGTTCAACGCGACGATATGAGGCTATTTTTTATGATGAAAACTATTAAAAAAATTAGGAGGAATTTAACATGGCAATTACACAAGCTAAAACGCCTAGAGCATATATTAATATTAAAGATTTAGGATTTGCGGTATTAAATACAGACGAAGTAGGTAACATGGTTTATGATAAAGTTACTCAAACACGTGGATTACAAGAAATTTCATTAGAAACAGGCGGCGATATTGTTAACGCCTATGCAGATGGTGGAATTATCGAATCTGGTAATACAGATGGTGAAGGTAAATTTAATCTTACAATGCATGCATTTCCGCAAGAAATTCGCGAACTTATTTTCAACGAAGTTTACGATGAAGATGGTATTTACGAAGAAAAACAAGGTAAACAAAACAACTATGTAGCTGTTTGGTTTAAACGTGAACGTCGTGACGGTTCGTTCCAACGCGTAGGATTAACAAAAGTAATGTTCACTGATCCAAAAATGGACGGTAAAACAGCTGAAGAAAAATGGGAATTCTCTTCAGAAGAAGTGGAAGGTACACCAATGCACCGTATTGGCGATGGCGTACGTAAAATTATCTTTGATTCTAAAAAGAAAGATGATGATGAATCTAAATTCTTCCAACGTTTATTGTTAGGTGCGTATACACCTTCAACAACTTCTTCTAATGTGAAAGTAACTTCAATTACGGTTACACCATCTTCTACAGAAGTAGCAGTCGATAGCACAGTACAATTAAGCGCTACAGTACAACCAACAGGAGCAACTAACAAAGGTGTGACTTATAGCACACAAGATACACAATACGCAACAGTTAATGCAGATACAGGTGTGGTTACAGGCGTTTCAGCAGGTACAGCTACAATCACAGCAACAGCTAAAGACGGTAGCGGTGTAACTGGTACAGCAACAGTTACAGTAACTGGATAATAATTTAAGGCGACTTTAATAGGTCGCCTATTTTTGTATACAAAAATAACACTCAATAAAAGGAGTGATGAGATGGCAAAATTTAAAGTATTAAAATCTAGTAAGGACAAAAAGACGAAAGAAGTATTTGAAACCGGTACTATTGTAGATAAACCAGTAAAGTACATTAATGACCATGAGAAAAAATTAGAGAATTTAGGATATACATTACCTTTCTTTGAAAGATTAGATAAATAAGGAGCGGATTCATAATGACAAAATTAAAAAGAAACTACATTCAATTAGTAGAGAACCCAAAAGCAGACGAAATCAAAATGGAAACATTTTTAACACCGCATTTTATTCCACTTGATGTTTTATACGAGGCCACAGATATTATGGCCGACCTTGAGAAAGTGGAAAGTGGAGAAAAAGAAATGAGTTTTAAAGAACAACTAGATGCGTTAAGTGACGTAGTTGTTAAAATTTATGGAAAACAATTTACTGTTAAAGATTTAAAAACGCGTTTCCACGCACCAGATGCTATTACAGAATTCCAAAAACAAGTAGAGTTTATTATTAATGGTCAACAAGACGAAGAAACAAAAAAGTTTATACGGAGCATGAGCTAAAGCAACTAGAGGAAGAAGATTTTACTTATGAAAGTATGTTGCAAAATTTAGATATTGTAGTCAGAGATTTAATGAAAGAAGGCAAAGATGTGAATGAAATATTAAAAATGCCATACTATTACGTTCTACAAATTCTAGATGAAAGACATACAAATAAAGTTGTTTCTGACGCTAAAGCTGATGCGATGTTTGCAAATTTTTAGCCTTAGCATACTGCTAGGGCTTTATTTTTTTATCTATTTTAGGAAAGGAGGAACGATAAGTGGCAGATATTAGAGGTATGTCCATATTAATGAATTTGCAAGATGTTGGTGTTGAACGGACGTTGAAGCAAATAAAAAACCAATTTAAAACATTGTCGAGCGAAATGAGCCGTTCAAGTTCTGATTTTAGGAATACTGAACGTTCGATGTCTACATTATCCACAAGGACAAAAGAGTTGCGTAAAGGTATTGAAGTTACTGAAAATAGTATGAAAGATATATCTAACCAACTTAAAAAAATGACATTAGAAGAGCAGCGTTCAAGTGTAGAAGCTGAAAAATTACGTTTAGAATATTCTAAACAGCATAAAGCATTGAATATGTACAAACGTCAATTGAACGCGACTGAATCAGAGTTAAATCAATTCGGACAATCGTCTAAAAAAACTGTATTTTCAATGGAAAAGATCGATAATGTTTTAGGTACGCTTCGCAAACAATTGAATGTAACGAACATGACCTTTGAGCGTGGAGGGCGTTCGACTAAAAATTATGAGACATATTTAAATAGTTTAAATTCAGTTATAGACAGACATAAACGTACTATACAAACGCTCGAATCACGCTATCGCCTTGTTGCAAAGCAACAGGGTGAAAATAGTAAAGAGGCGTTGGAGTTACGTCAAAAAATCTTACAAGAAAAACAGTCACTTGACACCTTAGAAGGTCAATATCGTCAAACATCAGCACAAGCACAACGTTTCGCTATGGAACAAAAGACGGCTACTATGTCTATGAATCAAATTAGACAAAAGATAACACAAGTAGCACAATCATTAAAGATTAGTGCAAATAATTTTAAGTTGTCAGGACAAACAGCCAGTTCGTACAAAGCTCGAATTTCAGAGCTTAACAATAGTATGAAACAACAACAACTTATTGTTCAAAATTTAAGTAGACAATATGATTACGCTAAATCACAATATGGAGCTACGAGCAAAGAGGCACAACAGTTAAGCTTAGAGCTTTCAGAAGAACGTTTAAAGCTTAAAAATCTTGGTATTGAATTAAATCAAACTACTCAAGCGCATCGTCGTTTGAAAATGGAACAACAGCAGGGTATCTCCTCAATGACTCAAATACGGAATAAAATGACAGATTTAAATAATTCGTTGTCATTATCGCGTTCTAACTTCCAACGTGCAGGAGAAAGTGTAACAAGCTACCGTACACATCTAATCACACTCAAAAATGCAATGACACAGCAAAAAACAGTTTTGCGTGAATTGAAAGCACAATATGATTTTGTAGCACAATCACAAGGAAAAAATAGTGCTGAGGCTCGAGAATTATCAAGTGCAATCGTTCAACAAAAAATCAGAATGAACGAATTAGAGTCTGAAATAAACCAAACGAGTCAAGCTTATACAGAGTTATCTGCAAAACAAGCTAATGCTGCACGTTTAGGTGCGAGTGGTTTTGGACGTTCTATTCAAACTGTAAATAAATACAAAGATACAATAAATAACGCTGGAATGGCAATGCGTAATATTGGATCTAATATGTCAATGTATGTAACTTTTCCAGTAGTGGCTGGATTTGGTGCTGCAATTAAAACTGGCATGGAATTTGAATCGCAAATGGCCAAAGTTGGGGCTATTGCTGGAGCTAATAAACAAGAATTAAAAGCTATGACTGACCAAGCTGTTGAATTAGGCGCTAAATCAGTATTTAGTGCATCCGAAGTAGCAAATGGGATGAAGGAATTATCCGCACTTGGATTTGACGCTAAACAAACGATGTCGGCTATTCCTGGTGTAATTAATGCAGCTGCTGCAAGTGGTTCCGACATGGCAACAACTGCGACAATTATGGCGTCTACAATGAATTCATTTGGATTAGAGGCTTCCAAATCAGGGCACATTGCTGACGTTTTAGCGATGAGTGCCAACCGTTCTGCAGCGGATATTGATTATATGGGTGAAGCGTTAAAATATGCTGGAACACCTGCTCATTCCTTAGGTATTAGTTTAGAAGATACATCTAGTGCTATTATGGCGATGTCGAATGCTGGTTTGAAAGGTGAGCAAGCAGGTACAACGCTTCGTGCCACATTAATTCGCTTAGCCAAACCAACAAAAGCTTCACAAGAAGCAATGGATCAGTTAGGAATTTCTCTCACAGATTCCAAAGGTAAATTTGTTGGTATGCCACAATTGATAGGACAATTCAAAAATGGTCTACAAGGTATGACAAAAGAGCAAAAACTTGCTGCAGTTTCTCAAATTGTCGGTACTGAATCAGCGAGTGGTTTTTTAGCATTAATCGATGCCGGACCAGCTAAGTTAAGTAAATACAGTCAAGAGTTACGAAATAGTAATGGTGCATCTCAAGAGGCTGCAAACAAGATGAATAACAATCTTAAAGGTGCGATTGAACAATTAGGTGGCGCCTTTGAATCCCTTTCAATTCGTATTACACAAACGAATGGTGGTCCATTAACTGCACTGGTTAAAATGTTAACAAACGTTATTACTTGGATGTCAAAGCTTCCTGGTCCAGTATTACAAGCGATTGTTATATTTGCAGGATTAGCGGCAGCAATTGGTCCAGTGTTAATCATGACTGGGGCAATGGCTAACGGCATTACAGGAATAGCTACTGCAATGACCTTATTGAACGGAACTAAAGGCGGTGCTGCATTCTTTAATCTCTTCCGTGGTGGTATAAGTGGTGTATTACCTAAAATAGGTCAATTACTTACGAAAATACCATTAATCGGCGGGGCCTTAACATTGTTAACAGGTCCAGTCGGTATTGCTGTTGCTGCAATAGCTGCAGTCGGTGCTGCATTAGTTTACCTGTATAAGAATAATGAAACCTTTAGAAATGCTGTTAACCAAACATGGAACACTATAAAAGTTGCTGCAATTGCTGTTTTTGGATTTTTAAAACCATATATTTTAAATACTTGGAATATAATAAAAAATGCAACATTACTTGCATGGAATGCTATTAAATTTGCGATACTGCATCCAATTCAAGCGGCACGTGCTGGTTTATCGCTTTATTTTAATTTAATGAAAACGACGGCGACAATAATCTGGAATTTTATTAGATCTTATACAGTTACTACCTGGAATTTTATCAAAAACACGGTTGTAAATTCTGCTCGAGCGATTTGGAATGGTATAAAATCTGCGTTCAATTCATCTTGGGCATTTATTCGATTTATTTTTAATGCTATACGTAATTTCATTGTCAATGTATGGACGGCAATTAAAAATAGAACACTTGCGATTATTCGTTCAATGATTGCCGTAACTAAAGCGATTTTTAATAATTTTTCTGCAGTAACACGCCGATTATTTAATTTATTACGAGCATTCTTCTCAACAGTTTGGAATGCGATTAAGAATACAACAATACGTGTTATCCGCTCAATGTGGAATACAGTTAAAGGAATTTGGAACACTTTTTCTGCCGTAAGTCGTAAAATTTTCAACAATTTGCGCGCGTTTTTCTCGTCTGTGTGGAATTCAATCAAAAACACAACTGTAAGAATTGCACGTAGTTTATGGAATACTGTAAAAGGTATTTGGAATACGTTGTCAGCGGTCACACGTAAAATTTTCAGTAATTTGCGTAGCTTTTTATCAAATCTCTGGAACAACATCAAAAACCGCGTCATATCAACAGTTCGTTCTTTATGGAATAATGTGCGTCGTATTTGGGATTCTTTCTCTGCAATCACTCGTCGAATTTTTGGAAATTTGAAAAATAGTATTATTGGAACTTGGAACACTATTAAAAGTAGAGTGGTTAACACTGTCTCGAGTTTATGGAATACAGTTAAACGTATCTTCACAAACATGTGGCATGGTCTTGGTAATATTATTGGAAAAATTAAAGGTCATATTACTGGTATGATCAATGCCGTAAAACGTGGTTTAAATAAATTGATTGACGGTGTTAACTGGGTAGCTGGAAAAATTGGAATGGATAAATTCCCTAAACTTAAATTTAGTACCGGTACCACACACACTACAAATTACGTAACAAACGGTAAATTAAATCAAGATACATTCGCTACTGTAGGCGATAAAGGACGTGGCAATGGTCCTGGAGGATTCAGGCACGAAACGATTATCCCACCTAAAGGTAAACCGTTTATTACGCCAGCAACAGACACATTAATGCCGTTAAGTAAGGGTACACAAATATTAAATGGTGCACAAACACATGCGATGCTTAATCGTCCACAGTTCAATGTGGGTACGATACCTAAATTTGCTAAAGGTTCATCTGTTAAAGATAAAGCGTTAGGTGCAATGGCAGGTGTGTATGGTTATGTTTCTAAACGTTCAAAAGACACTGAAAAAGCCATGAATGCTACTGGTGATGGTATAGCAGAGGCTGTAAGTGATACTATGGCGTTTGGTAAGGATATCTTTGAATTTGCATCTAATCCAGGTTCTTTAGTGACTAAAGTTCTGTCTAAATTTGGTGTTAATTTCGATAACATCAAAGGCGATATGTTAGGTGGAATGGTTCGCGCTATGTTTAAAAGGCTTAAAGATGGTGTGAAAGAGCTGTTTAAAGGTTGGTTAGAAGATGCAGGCGGTGGAGATGCCTCTAAATTAACACGTTATCCTATGATTCAACCGTTTGGCCGTTATCGTGGTGGATTAACGTTTAATAATGGACGTCACTACGGTGTTGACTTTGCTTATCCATATGGTGCTAATGTTTATGCCACAAATAGCGGTACCGTATCGCCAATCCATGACTATGGTGGTGGTTTAATTGCACGATTAATCACTGGACAATTTACATTGTTTTTCATGCATTTAAGTAAAATCTTGAAAACAGGTCGTGTAAATTCAGGAGACTTGATAGCGAAGTCTGGTAACTCAGGTAACTTTACGACTGGTCCTCACTTACACTTCCAGGTAAACAAAGGTATCGATAATTATGTAAATAACAGTCATGCGATTGACCCTATGAAATGGTTAGCAGGACATGGTGGTGGAGGTTCTGGCGGCGGTAGTTGGAGCAGCAAGATTAGACGAGCAGCCGCACGAATGGGTGTAAGTGTAAGTAGTAGCGATGTTAGCGACATTGGTCGTTTGATTCAAACAGAGTCAAGCGGTAACGAAAGTATCATTCAACAAATTGTCGACATTAACACAGGCGCGAACCGTGCACGTGGCTTACTACAATATACGCCGGGAACATTTGCTGGTTATAAAGTTAAAGGTGCAGGTAATATTATGAACGGTATGCATCAATTACTAGCTTTCTTCAATAATAGTAATTGGCGTCGAGATTTATCTGCTTGGAAAAGTCGTATGTCACGTGGTATCACAGGTTGGGGCCCTTCTGGTTCAAGACGTTTCGCTACTGGCGGCCTCATCAAAAATGCTGGTTGGTACAACATTGCAGAGGGCGGTTATCCTGAATGGATAATTCCAACTGATCCATCACGACGCAGTGACGCTATGAAGTTGTTAGCACTTGCAGCACAAGATATCAATCGTGGTAAACAATCAGGTAATAAACGCCCTGGTCAATTACCGAATGTAAATCGTGGTGGTGCAGACAACACAGAATTATTACTTCAAATGATTGAAAATCAACAACAACAGATTAACGTGTTGATGCAAATTGCAAGAAGTAATCAAACTGTTGCTGAAAAAGACTTCCAACCAACAATTAACAAACAAGACTTTGTGAATGAAGTTAGTGAAGCTATGAAATTTAATAATAGATTAAATGCAAGACATGCAAGTTTTAAACCTGCATTTTAAGGAGGGTATTCAACCAAAATGAATGACACAATTGAAGTCAACGGTAAAACATTACCATGGTTGTTTGTGGAAAGAGGGTTTCAAATACCCTCTTTTAATTTTGATATAAAAACCGAGGAAGTACCCGGTAGAGATGGAGCAGTATATCAAGGTAGACAGTTGAAGCAATATGAATTTGAAGTGCCGTTATTCATTCACAATGATTATTTGTCATCAGAGGGTGTCAAGACGCACGATGAAATATTGAATCGATTAGTTAAATTCTTTGATTATGATAAAACGGTTAAATTGAAGTTTAAATCTCAACAATGGTATTGGAATGCTTATTTCAAAGGTCCTATTGAGCTAAAAAAAGAAACAAATCAAGGAATTAATACTTTCAAAATAAATGTGGTGCTTGTAGACCCTTATAAATATGAAGACAAAGAGTATCAGACACCTGCCTACTCAGATCAAATTGCAGTGAATAACACAGGAACAGCAAAAACTTATCCTATTATACAAGCTACAGCACTTAAAGATAGCACGTCATTTACAATCACTAAAAATGATGAAGACTACTTTATGATTGGAGAAGACGATGCATTTAAAGAAGTAAAGGATAAATCACCTAGCGTTTACTCTAGTGGTATGGAAAATGTAGCGGGTTGGCAATACTTACCTAACAGTTACATCATGCAAGACAATGTTACAAGTAGTTATGCGGTAGGTTCTATTGAATCTACTGGGTATCAAGTTCGTGCAAAAGATTATGGCGAACGGCCTACAGAAGGGTGGCATGGTCCGGCGGTTAAACGATCATTACCACGTACAGTACAAGATTTTGAATTTACGGGTGTTATGAAAATATTCAGTAGGCGACAAGGTGTTGGTAAAGGCTTTTTTCACTTATATGATGACGCTGGTAATATTTTATGTTCCGCAGGATTACTTGACGCCACAAATTCAACCACAAATGTTAAAGCTTATGTCGCGTTACACAATCAATATCAAGAACGCTTTGAATGGTATGCTAACACTGGTAATTGGGCTTACGATAATGCTTATGTATATTTGAATGTAAAACGTATTGGTGAAACATGGTATATGAAGACGTGGCATTACTACACAGATGAAAACGGTAAAAAACAAATCACTTCACGAGCGCATAAAACTTATACAGATAAAGGTAAATGGTACACATCTCCTATTGCACAAATTGGTATTAACATAAGTAAACATACAAAATATGACGCGTTACCTGTTTATGTGGATAAAATAAGTATGAATGAGTTATTAGGTGGAGAGGAATTACCTTATATTATTAAAAAAGGTGATGAAGTTTATATTGATATGCATAATGAGCTTGTACTGATCAATAATGAGGATGTTTTAGATACTAAAACTTTAGGTAGTGACTATTTCAGTATTGAAGAAGGGGTATCTGAATTATTTGTTCTCCCACAAGGATACTTCGACACAAAAGCAATATGGTCAAACAGATTTTTATAGAAAGGAGGTATATGAATGTTATTACACGTAATGGATTTCGACGATAATATTGTTGACAGTTTCGGAGAGCGTAATAATGCGATTCTACAAGCTAAACATGAGCGTAAAATCGATGAGAATCGTAATGAAAGCGAAATTTTAACCATTGTAATACTCACCGAATTTGCAGAGGCATTTACAGATATGCGACGAATCTTGATTCAAGATGAGAACAATTTATATCGTGAATTTATAATCATGCATACTGAAAAAGATAACAATGGTTACTCAACAATTGAAGCTACAGCTAGTTATTTAATTGATATTGGAAACGCTCGGAGTATTCCAAAAGGTAAATATGAAAAATTAACCGCAAAAGAAATGGGATACGAGATATTAAAAGGTATTCGGTGGGAATTAGGTACAGTTGAATGGGCTGGACAACAAACAATGTCTTGGACTTCTGAACGTACGCCGTTTCAAATGTTAAAACAAATGTGTACTGCTTTTAATTTAGAACTTGATTTTACCTACGAAGTTGATTTAAAAGGCATTTCTCATAGATATGTTCACTTCTATAAAAAGAAAGCGTTATTTAATGGTAAAGAGATTAAAAAAGGTAAAGATTTAATAAGTTTAAAACGTATATCAGACGTCACCGAATTAAATACCGCTTTGATTGCTTTGGGCCCCGAAAAAGACGATGGTTCACGACTTAGAATCGAAGTCGTGGATGAGAAAGCACAAACTCAATTTGGAGTATTTACGAACCCGAATCTGATGATAAAGACATGACCGAATCAAGACTTAGAACGCTAGCGAACACAGAATTAAATAAACGTAACAAAATTGATGTTACCTATGAAGTAGACGCTTTAGATATCCGAAAGCAATTTCCACATGAAGTGACTCGATTCGGCGATATAGTACGTATAAAAGATAGAGATTTTACTCCACCGCTTTATGCAGAGGCAGAAGTAACAGGAATTGAGCATGATCTTGTTAGTGACGAACGTAAGTACACTTTCGGAACACCCAAAGAATATCGGGAATCAGACTTACGTAAGTATTTTACCGAACGCTTAAACATGCTTAGGGATATGATGAAAGATGATAAACTCAATCTAAACCAAATCGTAGAAACTGTTAGAAATGACTTAGTCGAACGTGTAGAGCAAGTTGTGTTAACCGGTAGTGTAATGCCTGAAAATCCTAAAGAAGGGCAACTATGGTACGACACAAGTAATCCTGAAAATGCAGTATTACGTGAATATGTGGGCGGACGTTGGTTAAACGCTACTGCTGAAGATGTGTCAAATATTGGAGGATTAAGACGCGAACAAATTGTTTATCGTGAATTAGCCAATACTTTACCTGATATTCAAACGGAACATTTACGCTTACAAACGCAATACTATAACTTTCGTGATAGTGAATATTTTGTCGACAATGCATTGAAAGATGAAATGACAAATAAATATAATTTAATGAATGATGCTTTCACTCAAGCGAAACAAATGTTTGAAGCGTTGAACGAACAAGATGCAACCATTGGGCAGCTTACGGACGTACAAGCGAAACTAGTTGAATATCGTAATCAAGTTCAAGATTTTTATGTAGTTGTAGGTAAAGTCGATAAATCAATCAGTGAACGCATTAAGTTATTGCAATCACAGTACACTGACGAGAAGTATAACGAGGCTATGAAACGTGTGGCGGAGACATTCGGTATTAAGCAAGATGAAAATGGTGGATTTATTGGTCCTCCTGAAACAATCGCAGAAATGGTCGATGCATTGCGAACTGAAATGAAAGAAGAAATGTCAACGTTACTTAAACGCGCAGAATATGAAACTGATAGAAACGGTATTGTCGAAAGATTAAATACCTCAGATTCTGAGCGTAAACAATTAAGCAACGAGATTAACGACAGAGTCACGTTAACACAGTTTAATAGTGTAATAAGTGATACGAAAGCGTATGCCGACGGGTTAAAGCAACAAACCGACCAGACGCTAACAACGTACGACACACGCATTACACAGAACGGACAAGAAATTAGTCAACGCGCAACTAAAGAAGAATTCAACGCATCACGTAAGACGTTATCACAAGTTATTTCGGAACTTACTAATAGCACCATGAATGGTTTAACCTACACTTATGACGAGAATGGGGCTATACAATCATTTAACGTAGGTCCAAACGGAACAAGTATTAATACGTCTAAACTAACTATTGACGCTGGCGATGTTAGTTTAAAAGACGGCGTATTCACGGTTAAAAGCGTCAATACTAACAACGTCACGATTCCACGCGATGATGGCGGTGTACCATCTATTATCAATGGTGTAGACAAAAGGGAATCGGCTATAAATGGTACAACGCCACCATTTAAGCAAAAGTTAAGTGGTAGTGCACCCGTATTCTTTGAGGCGGGTTACTGGTTAGGTTGTTTGAAACGGACATCTGACCAAGAATACTTATCATACGACGCCTTTTACTTTACGCATGACCGACGTTACTTATCCGTATCTGTTATCTTTTTGGTTGGACAAAATGCAACTACCGATCCTATGGAAAGAAAGGTTGGGGAATTTATTAAGTTAGAAGAATTTAGCCCGCCGCCTAGTATTGAGTCACAATACTTAATCAATGAGTTCAAAGGCTTTGTAACCACGGCGTCAGAACAAGACGGTGGTGGACGTGTGCAATATACTTTTGTAAAAGACTTAGGACCGCCAACAGGGCTGCCTAGACAATTCTATTTCAAAGTGAAACCAAATGCTGAAAGTGTGGCTAATCCTTTGTTTGACACAAGCAAGCCTTATTCAATGGCTAAGTTTCAAATAAGAAAGACTATTCTTTATGGTTAAGGAGTGTTTTATATGCAAGAAATTAGAACTTACGATGACAGAACCTTTGAAGATGATACTGTTAACATGCTTATTCCATTTAAAAGTATTCAAGATGACATGACATTCACAAGCGCGACAAGTGGTACTTCTTCTTGTAACGAACAAGGCATCAATTTTATTGTAGACCGTGATGTATTTGATCAATTTGAAAAACTGAAATTAGATTTGTCTAATGGTTTCAAGCTATACGTCCAAGACGGACAAGAAATAATACCGATAAAACGTGAAGAAGTTATACCACCCGTTTCAAACACATGGACACTAGCTTAGTTTAAGCGCGCAACCTATCCTTTAGCGAGGACGGTAGTCGGGCTTTAATTTTATACAGAAAGAGGTGCATATATGAAGAAAAATGAATTAGGCGAATCCTTAGCTTTCATCTTAATATTTGGATTGGGGTCTTTCACTTTTGTGAGAGGCTTTTTTTGGTTTGTCTCGCAAGATTCAGTGATTAATGATTCAAAATTCTATTTACAACTCCATCAATTAATGCCTATTTGGGTTTGGGGTGTACTTGTAATGATTGGTTCATTTACATTAATTTTATCCGCTTTTTTTATTCCTAGTGAGAAAATGAATAACATATGCAATTGGCTTTTGTTAATTGGTGGATTGACTACATCTATTATGTATTTTTTGATGACAAGTGCCTCCATATTTAATGCTATCAACTGGTTAACTTGGGCACAATTTGCAGTGCTAACCGTGGTATGTGGAGCCGTAGCATTTGTAGGAGGTGCTACATTATATGCCAGACGAAAATAAATTTGTACTTAGACATGAGTGGGAGAGTGCAAGAGGTAAAATCTACGAGAAAATCAATGAGAATGATCGAAAGCATACAGAAGCATTAAACAACTTAGAGAAAACTGTTGATAAGCAAACGATGTTGCAAGAACGTTCTTTTGAATCACAAGAGCGTTCCGAAAAACACTTAGAGAAACTTAACAATACAATGGAAAGTTTTGGAAAGGATTTTACTGATGTGAAATACAAAGTACAGTCCCACGATGAAAAGTTACAAAGTGTGCAAGGTATTATTTCAGATAAACAAAAAGGTAATGTACAAATTACTACAGCTATTATATCCGGTGTATTTATGGTTATTGTTGCGGCAATTGGGTTGGCACAATATATTTTTTAGGAGGATAAAAAATGAAAATAAATTGGAAATTACGGTTTCAAAACAAAGCGGTACTGACTGGTTTAGTTGGTGCCGTTTTGTTGTTTGTAAAACAAGTCACAGAGTTATTCGGAATAGATTTATCCACACAATTAGAACAAGTAAGTGGGATTATAGGTGCAATCTTAACATTACTAGCAGGATTAGGTATTATCACTGATCCAACGACTAAAGGTGTATCCGATACTGGTATCGTACAGACGTATCAAAAGCCGCGTGATAGTAAAAATGAAGATGAGCAAGTGGAATGGCAAGGCGTACATTTAGCAACTACACCTGAAATAAATGGCAAAGCACCAGAAAAATTTGATACATCGGAAGAATTTACTGACGATTCAGACGATGTAGGTTTTAACGTTCATCAATATGATGACGGAGGCGATATACATGGTAGCTAAAATGACACATAACGAGTTTTTGAAATTTTTGAATAAAAATGAAGGTACTCAACACAATGAAGACCTAACATATGGATTTCAATGTTTTGATTGGGCGAATACGGGTTGGAGAGTTTTATTTGGCCACTTACTACATGGTATAGGAGCAAAAGATATTCCTTTTAACAAGGATAATTTAGAAAATTTTAAAACTGAAGCAACAATTTATTCTAATACACCTGATTTTTTAGCAGAACCAGGGGATTTAGTTGTATTTAATTCAAATTATGGTGCAGGGTATGGTCACGTTGCGTGGGTAGTTGAAGCCGATTTAAATAGTATTACTGTTCTAGAACAGAACTGGTTAGGGAATGGTTGGACTGATGGTATAGAAAAACCAGGTTGGGGTCCTGAAAAAGTAACTAGACGTACACACGCATACGATTTCCCAATGTGGTTTATCAGACCGAAATTTAAAAAAGAAAACGCTAATAAATCTGCACAAAGCCCTACTAAAGTTAATGCTACTAAACCTAAAGCAAAAAAACTCAAAGCACCTAAATTAAATGTTATTAATGATGTTGTTAAAGGATACAATCTACCCAAAAGAGGTTATAAACCTAAAGGAATTGTTATACACAATGACGCTGGTAGTAAAAGTGCAACAGCACAAGCTTATAGAAATGGATTAGTCAATGCACCCCTTTCAAGATTAGAAGCAGGGATTGCCCACAGTTATGTGAGCGGTACAACGGTATGGCAAGCATTAGATGAATCACAAATCGGTTGGCATACAGCCAATCAAATAGGTAATAGAGATTATTACGGCATTGAAGTGTGTCAATCAATTGGGGCAGACAATAAGACGTTTTTAAAAAATGAACAAGCCACTTTTCAAGAATGTGCACGTTTATTAAAAAAATGGGGATTACCTGCTAACCGTAACAGTGTGAGATTGCATAATGAATTTATTTCAACAAGCTGTCCACACAGATCAATGGAATTGCATACAGGTTTTAATCCGATAACACAAGGTATGCCTTCTAGACAAACACAATTAAAACTTAAAGACTATTTCATTAAACAAATAAGAACATATATGAATGGAGATGTACCATTAGCAACGGTATCGAATAAATCTACTGCATCTAGTAATACGGTAAAACCAGTCGCTAGTGCGTGGAAAATTAATAGTTACGGTACGTATTATATGGAGGAAAATGCAACCTTTGTAAACGGTAGCGAACCGATTCCTGCACGTTTAGTGGGACCATTTACAAGTTGTCCTAAAGGTTACGAATTTCAACCAGGCGGATGGACGCCTTACGACGAAGTGTGCTTACAAGACGGTCATGTTTGGATTGGTTATAATTGGCAAGGCCAACGTTATTATTTACCAATACGTACGTGGAACGGCGTTGCTCCACCTAATCATGGTGTAGGCCCTTTGTGGGGACAGATAAAATAAGTTATGTTAATATAACAATAGGATACGTTACATTTACTCCTCATATATTAGTTAGGTTAATTTTTCTAGGCAGTCTTTATGGCTGTCTTTTTTTAGTACAGAAGTATATTAAATGTCTAATATTTATTATGAGACACACTGGAAAATTTATGTTATTTTAAATACAGACATTCACTCAATGTCTGTATTTACTTTCCTTTACTATTTGGTATATATTAACTGGCGGTCTTATATGGCCGCCTTTCTTTATTGCTAAATACTTTCACATCAACTTGAAGTGTTTTTTATGACAAGTAAATTAAGGTGTGTTATTATACTAGAAGAACATTTTCGTTCTAACTACACTACACACCTCAAGCAAAGGTTTTAACGTTTCTGGACGGTCTTAATTGACCGTCTTTTTTGCTTATGATAATATATCCTTACAACCTTTCAATTTCAGTTTTAAAAACCTAATTTTTGTATTGTAAAATTCAGGCTAGCCGAAATGGTTAGCCTGTTTATTGTGTGAAGATGTAAGTATATGCAAATATAGACAATCTATCATTTAGCGTCGCCTGTTCATTTTAAAGGGTGAGTAATTTGTAAAGTAGATGTTTTTTTTTATGGCAAAAGTAAAAACAGTATGCTATTTTAATAATAGAACAGTATCATTATGTTCTACTATTATTTTCATCACATCTATTTTAGACGGTCTTAATTGACCGTCTTTTTTGTATTTGTTAATATTAATTTAAGCGTTACTAATATTTAGTTATACACACATTCCCAAGTTTTTTTAGAGTAGCTCTTGTAGCTGCTCTTTTTTTGTGATATATTACGAGAGTGTTCAATTTGTTTTAAATCTATGATGTGTAGGCTAACTGTAATGGTTGGCCTCTTTTTTTATGCTAATATACATATATACATGCTAAAAATAATAATCGTAATCGTTACATTTTTTAACCACCTATGCATGTCACTGGGTGGTTATTTTTAGATTGACATTCAAAAATTTAAAGATTATGATTTGAATATAACGACTACGCCCCCACTCCTTTTTAGGCAGACAAGTTCTGACGTGGGGGTATTTTTTGAGCAAAAATATTAACATAAAGTAAAGTGTATAATGTATAATTATGTTAAAGGAGGGGTGCCATATGATTGACATGGTTAATAGATCTAAAGTTTTATCAAGAGAGGCAGCTATTTCTTTGATGGAAAGAGATGAAAATAGAGATATTTATGATATTATTCACAATTTGGAAGAATTTGTAGAATCTTTTGGTATTAAAGTGTTTTATAGCAACATGGACGGATTTGAAGTGCCTACTCTTATAAGTGGCTACTCTATTGTCAACAAGAATGGTGCCCCTGAAATTGTTATAAATGCTAACGAACCTTTACCACGACAAAGATTCACTATGGCACATGAATTCGGGCATATTATCATGCATTGGAATTGGTTAGATAATCGTTCAAAAGGGTTGAATAAAGATAAATATGAAATCTTGTTTAGAAAATCACCGCTTGGTAATGATTATTCAGATATAAAAGAAATTCAAGCTAATGAGTTTGCGTCAGAGTTGCTATTACCTCATAAACTTTTGAAACACATTATTGGAGATACAAAAGAATTAAAGAAAAATCCAGTTATATTAGAAGAAATAAAAAAAAGAGTCGCGGTGGCATTTAATGTAAGTGAGAGTTTTGCTAATGTACAGTTGTTGAAAATCATTCAAGGAGAATTTGATTGATGAGTAGAGAGAAAAAAAGCTTAGAAGAAATTCTTAAAGAGATTGATGAAGTAAAACTAAATCATAACTCTCAATTTTCTAAAAGCATAGTAAAACAAATAAAAACAAACGAAAAACAAACGAAAAAAGATAACTTACAAGATATCCAAACTCACAAAGAAATGATAAATTCTCACATTGTAAAGGAACTCGATTTCAAAAGAAAAGCTAGAAAAATTTCGATCTGCACCTTTTTCTTTGTTGGTTTTTTAATCATTTTGAATTTGGCTTTGATACTTTATTGGAACCCTTTAAAGTTAGATTATAAAGTAATCATAACTATAGTATCAGTTAGTTTTGCAAATTTATTTGCAATAATTTTAGTTGTTTTTAAGTACATTTTCAGCTCTACCAAAGAAATACTAGATTACAACTCGAAAATTTATGAAGAAAAAGAGTGA